CTGCCATCCGACGCGCTGCCGCAGCCATAGCCTCGAATGAGATTCCAGAGGCGGCTGTAGAGACGGTTAACGAGAGGGGATACAAGTCCCGGATCGTAACCAAGTCCCAGTGGTGGATGGTGGAGGTTGGACACCTCCTCCGCAGTCTTGTCTGGCCACTGCTTTCCGCAGAGCCCAGAGTCCAGGCGGCTCTTAAAGGCGGTCGACTCCATGACCTTTTCAAGGATCTGAAGGAGCGCCCCATTGAGATGCCTACGGACTTTGGGGATGCAGTTTGCATCAGTGCCGACCTGACTGCTGCCACCGATGGGCTGTCTCGAGAGGCCCTGTACGCTGTCTGGGATGGCGTTTGTCATGGATGCAGACTGAAGGAGGACGTTAGAATCCTGGGAAGACTGCTTCTCGGGCCAATGCTGCTGAGGTACCCCGGTGGGGCCACGGTACAGACAGAGAGGGGGGCACTTATGGGATTGCCCCTTTCCTGGTTCTGCCTTAATGTGGTCAACCTCTGGGCAGCAGATACGGCCTTGAGAAAGACCCTTCACCCGACCCTCCAGTATACCCATAGGAGCCCTAGGAATGTGTGCCGTATAGCCATCTGTGGAGATGACTTGGCAGCAATCCTTCCCATCAGGGCTCAAGGGGAGTACCGCTGGAGAATTGAGGCTGTGGGGTCTGGGCTTTCTGCTGGAAAGCACCTCGTCTCGCGCCGGTTCTTGCTCTTCACCGAGCAAGCGATGATCCTTGTTGAGGAACTCAAGCCTCTCCCAGTCACTTCTCTGGGTGGGGCCTCTGGGCTCCTTGGATCCTACCTGGAGGCGGGCTGGATGATGGATGCAATGCCTGTTAGAGCATTGGTATCCCCCGGCCACTTTGCCCTCCGGGTGGCGGCAAGAGACGCTCCCTCTCCGGTCATGCCTCAATGGAGTGTCGAAGGCCCTGCTATAGCCTGGTCTGCGCCGGAATGGCTTACAGATAGGCGCAGGTTTGCGCTTTGGCACCTTGTGAGGAAGTTGAGACCTGAGAGGAGGAGGTTGCTTAAAGCATGTGTGCCCACTGAGCTTCCTAGGATTCTTGGTGGTGGTGGATACCCTGCCCATCCCTACCGGAGCTGGTGGACCAAGGTCCCAAAAGCCTACCGCCTGATGCTCTTCCGGTCCATTTCCCTGGACAAAGATGGAAAAGCACTGGCACGGCTGAGGGCCCTTTGGAACACTACAGGTGCTCTGGGTGGCGCTTATTCCTGGGCGACTGAGATTGCAGAGGAGGAAGTTGAAGGCATTATTGCCGACGGTCTCCCCCACGGGCCCCAGCCCGGGGAACATGTGTCCCACTGCAAGAATGTTGGACTTGTTGCCAACACTCCCATGCCCAAAGACGACGCCATAAGGGAGTTCGCTGCTGGTTGGTCCTCTGTCGCGGCGGTTTGCACTCCGTTTGGACTGGAGCTCAAGCCCGGTGCTATGCACCTGGGTTTCTGGAGCTTCGTCAGGAGATATCGCCAAATAGTGATCAGAGAGGCCGTCAGAGTGACTGGCAGGGGAAATCCGCTTTCCACGGTTCCTCTGGATGTTCTTGAGGAACGGGTCAGGGGGATTGCAGTCGGCGATCTGGTTGCAATACCAGATTCGCGGTTCTTTAGGGGTATTCGGATCAAAGTTGACAACCGGCCT